GCATTTTCATAGGCTACTTGTGGGGGTGTTTTCTCAAATGGTGTGAGATCGGCATTCTCGGTTTTCATCAGATAAGAGAACAATGGTGCAATGTTATAACCTTGTGCCAGAGCTTGGGAGGTGCCGATGATTTGGAGGGAGGATTTAAGAGTCTCACTGGAGATAATTTTCTCTTTCGGCAGCAGACCATCAGTGAGCTTGAAATTAAGAATTGCGTTTCTCAGAACGATCGGATCAACTTCCACATTCTCAGCTTGTGAAGGAGAATACACAGAAGTCTTACCCTGATATTGCATAGTATTGATTTTCAATACTTCTTTAATCGGAGTAAAAACTTGTGCTTCATAGAGTAGTGCTGTCAGCTGATCTTTAGATGTGGCATTGGACATTGTAGAGTCCCACTGCCCATCAGTTTTATTTCCTTTAACAAACTGACCTTGACGAGCTGCATTCTGTCCATTAAGTACATTACCCAGTTGTACAATCATCTGAATCTCTTGCATATTGAGACCAGCCTGATCGTCACGATAAGGAAATGGATAAACTGCTTCGTTTAGAGGTTTACCATAAGCACCTGGGCGAACTGGAATCTTAGCTGCAGGATTGGAGGAATTAATATGAGCTTCAGAAACTCGTGAAGGATCATACAAAAGTCGATCTGTGATTGCACGTCTCCTGCCTGCTATAGTAGCATTCATCAGTGCTGTAGCTGCTTCTTGGAATGGTTTCGCATCCGTGGCAAGAGATTTTGATTGGTAAGCAAGCCCGTCCTCGCTTGGGCATCCAAAAAAGACAGGTATCTTTTCGTGTGCATTTGTTTGGCGTTCTGCATAAATGAGCACAGAGTGATTCACAATTATGAGTTTCCATACTTGTGGAGTATTCTTTGCAGGCACGTCAAGTGAGTAATCAGATGGAATGATCCGAACATACTCAGTAGATACTTCGTACAGTCCTTTGTAGTTAATACGATCCGAACGATCAGAAGTTTGCAAGCCGAGATATGCAGACCAATCAGTGGTTTGAATGTCCTCGGCGCCAATCAGGGAATCATAGTTAAGTATCGGTAGATGATACGATGAGCCAGCATTAGATCCTTGTCCCATGTTTATCAACGAAGGAGATTCAAAAGCTGGTTTGATGTTTGCAATCAGCTTTGTTTCAAGAGAATTGATAAATGCTTTAAGTGCTACACGAGACATAATCTCAGTGTGGCCAGCAAACTCACCTTTAGTAGGAATATCGTACGGCTCACATCGAGTATCGAAGTAAGTATTGTACATGTCCCAGCGCTTAATGCAATTACCTGCCCAAATAATCTCTTTAGGCTTACCTTCTGTACCGCCTTTAAATGATGGATCAGAGTCAATTGCAGCTGTGACAATCTTATCCCAAGTTACCTCAACTGCAGAGAGGTTGTATTTGAATCCATCGTAGAAAAATAGGATGAGTTCACGAGCCCAACTTCCACGAATAGAATTCTCTTCCAGAACTGCCTGGAATTGTTTAGCTGCATCAATGTAGGCGGGCCCAGATACAACACCAAAAATCGGATAGTCTGTGAGGAATACACCAGCTTGATAAGTTACAGCTGCATTAACTTGTGGTTTGATAACTGGTACAGTGATGTTCTGCATCTTACCAGTATCGCCACGAGCATTAGCAATTTTACTTCTTAGTTGATCTTCAGTGAGATCATTCTCTCGTAGATATGCAAGATCAATCTCTCGCATTCTTTCACGCATTTTCCAGTGGCGCTCTACGACAATGCTAGCATATTTATGATAATCAATAAATGCTTGCTGAGTTTTGGGAGGAACGAATTGAGCAACTGTGGGAGCCATGATATCCTAAGGATTTGTTAAATTAAACGTCAAAAATATTACCAACCATCGCCGCCGGAGTCACCATCTCCGCTATCTGATCCCGAATCTCCGCTATCACCGGAATCGCTGGAGCCATTGGAAGAATCTGAACTATCTCCTGGGTCACCAGATCCAGTTCCTGGAGAATCGTAGCCGCTGGAATCGTATCCGCCCATTCCACCATTATATCCTGCGTCTGCATTGTTAGAATTCCCATCACTAGAATCGTTACTGGAAACCAGACCACTAATCAATCCAATTGCATCGTTAACCATTCCAATCATGCCACCAATTCCACGACCATAACCTTTTCCACCTTCAGCAGCTACGCTAAGATCGCCGACAGTTGTACTAAATCCGTTTTCTTCTCCAGGCATTCCTGAGAGAAAACCAGTATTTTGCTGAGCTACTGAATCGACAAGACCTTGAGCAGAATTATCAATACTTGGGCCGCTGGCAGTTCCACCTCTTAATCCCATGCCGTCTCCAGAATCTCCATTCATTGCATTGTAGAATACTTGTTCTGGAGTAGAGGATTTAACAGGAGGTTTGTAATTATCCCCATGTTCTGGGTTTCCATCATAGGAATAATTACTGGTATACGGACGGTTAAAAACTGCATAAAAGCCATCTAGAGCTGTGGGGTCGAAAGATGGATAGTATTTTCCAGCAGTTTTAGTTGTTGAAGAAGATTTGTTAGGGACAATTTCAGAAGGAAATACAATCATGATAATTCCTAGAAAGGAGAATTATATTGTTCAGAGCGCACAGGTAAATCACCAAATTCTTGCAGATTCACAGTAAGACCTGCAATGATGAACTCACCATAAGTTTCCATAATACGAGTAGCGTAGGTGAATAGATCAAGTACGCCATCGGTATTGTTAGTTTTGAGCGGATTAAAGGAAACAATCTGAGAGGTAAGATGAGGCTTTGCAGCAGCGGTAACGTATAGTTCACCAGCAAGAAGCTGTTTAAACATTGTGAGAATACGGGAGTTTTTAGATGCTTGGCCCGAATAGATATCCACAACTTGTATGCCCTGAATACCATACTTCTGCAATGCTTGCCTCATGATCCAACCGAGGACATATTGGAATGCATTAGATTCGATTACTATTAGTCTACAATTCCGAGCAAGACAGATTTTAATTGCTGCCTCACAAATATCACCAGGAGAGAGCCGACCTTCCACAATTTCCGTACCAACTGGCTTTGCATCAAATATTTCAAAATAACCAATACTCACCATGTCCGCATTGATCTTATCTGTAGCAGGATCAATCATTATGAAATTCCCTTGATGCAGAATTTCACCTTCGTATGGGTTTTCAGGTATTTTTGAGATATCTATGAAGCGATTAACAGAAGCATTTTCGTCGTTTAATACTTCTGCAAAGAAAATTTCTGGCTTTCCTGCAGCAAGATCGTTTTCGTACTCTTTTAGTAGTTGTGCAATCGGCTGAAGATCTTCCCAGAGAGATGTGCCATCGGCAAGAATGCCGCCAGCAATGAATTTTACCCAATTTGGATTAGATTTTATCTTTCTAAGCAGCGAATGCTTGGTCGGATACATGTTACCGATGAAAATAAAGAGACACCCTTCTGGGCTCTTTGCTTTCATTGCAGTACCGACCATCCAAGTCTCAAGTTTTTCAGAAACTATATCAGAATCTGCATCTTCTCGAGTTTGAATGTCATCAAAAAGCATTATGTCAGGGCGAACGTTCTCTAGTGTAATACCACGAATGTCGGATTCCGCACCCGCGCCCATGAGAATTATATTTCTACCCCTAAATCCGAATTTTTTCAGATCCTGTCTATCTGTAATGAGTCCTAGATTCCAATCTCCAAACGCTCTCTTAACGTTTTGCTCATTGAGCATGGAGGAAATATCTGCGATAATATTATTTGCTTTGGATTGAGTACCGCAGATGATGAGGATGAATTGTTTTTTGGTAAAAAGGATTACATAGAGGATGAAGATTTTCATCAACATGGTTTTTCCAAACCCGCGAGGAAGTCCTATTGCGAGTTGGGAAAAATCACGTACTTTGTGAACATAAGAGAGTAGCCAAGACCAGATTGCTTTAAATACTACTGGGAAAAGGTACTTAAAAACTATTGGGAGAGACAGAGCTGCAAGGAAATCTAGTGACTCACGAGACAATTTCTCTACTTCTGTGGAAGAGAAATTTGATTCAATGTATTCTTTTTCAGGCTCAACTGGTGCTGGCTCTGGTTCTGGGCCATAACCTAGTTGAACTTCTGCTGGAATGCCAGGTACAAGAGGCACTAGATTTACCTTATCGGTTTCTCTGCTAGGAGAAGTTTGATTGAGAGAAGATGCTGCATAGCTGCTCGCTTGTTTTCTTCAAGCAGCTTTTTCTTTTTCAGTTCTACAGTCATCTCAGCCTGCTTGAGGCGAAGCTGATGCTGATTCGAGAAGTTTGACATGTTGATTCTCCTTTTCACGTGCACTGGCTAATAGCGCTTTCAATGATCCTGATTGTACTGTGACAAGTTGCTGTTGTCCAGCCTGAATGACTTGATTATTCACATCAAGACGGAATTGATTAATGATCTGAACTGGCATGGAGAGTTGAATGACAGGGTTTTGAGATTGAGCAGCAGGGTTAACCATTTGCCCACGACGTTTTGCTTGATTGATAATTCTTACTGATGCAAGTATTTCCATAGGCTTGCTCATGTATGGAATACAATTTTTTAATTTTTCTATCAGTGTATCTTCTAATTCATCATACGCATTGTCACGTACAGAGTGTTTTGCTAATGCGTCATAGCGCAGATCTGCGACTCGTGCGGCAAACTCTGGTTTAGATAACAGTTGTGATATATGTGAGTCTGTTACACCTACGGCAGACGCAACTGTTCTCGGCTCAATACCCTGACCTAGCAAGATCAATGCTCTTTGCTCTGTACTATTTAGTACGAGATCTTGGATATTGGAAGCAATTGTTGGAACAGTTGAGGTGTTCATAGTGAGGCCATATTACCAGACCAGTCGGCGCAAACTACCAGGGATTGGATGAGATGGATGTTTACTCAAGAGTTTATATTTTATTTATTGATAGATGAAATGATGATGAAAAAGTTTAGTAAAATTGATAGAGTTCAATAGGATAGCACGCCAACAAAAACCCAAAAAAGCCCGACACCCCCCGGCATGTTAGTAAGTACTCACTTTGTTGCGTGATTGTTAGTGTGTACTCACTACGGCATGGTATGTGCCATTTCATATGGTGAGATGACATTTTAGGAGATGGAATGACAATATGTGTCATGGCATGATTCTTGCCACGGTAGAAGTGACAGATATTGGGCGAAAATGGTTGGCATATGGATTGCATGTAGATAGGACGGCAGTTTTGCCGTGTGCCAATTAAACATAGTAAGGAAACATCATGTCTATCTCGAATCGTCACTCTGTCGTCCAGTTCGTTTCTGGCGAAACAAAAGCAATGTCTGGTCAACGACTGCTCAAGATCGGTTATAAGGGCCGTGGCAACAAGCCTGCGAAGTTTGCATCAGTTGCAGCCAGTGTGCCGATGATTCAACCGAGCGAAGTTTCGGAGCGCCTGCAGCGATTGCTCCCGTACATTGGCACGATGCTTGAGAATGCGCAGGATGCAGTTGCACGCAGTCTGTATGAATCGTCGCAAGGGCAATTGAAGGAACTGGCGGATTCAGACATTTCCCTCGATGCCTGCATCAATTTCATGGAAGCAGAAGCGAATGGTTCTCGGCTGACAGCGGAGAGGATCAAAGATTGGTTTGTCTCTGAACTGTCGGATAATCTGTCTGTCTGGGTTGCAGAGAAACTGGGTTTCGAGGAACTGAACGAAGCGCAGACTGACACTGTGAACAAACAAGTGAACGCTTATGCCGCAGTGTTTCAATCTCTCAGCTCCAAGGGGCTGACAATGGAACTGGCAAAGATTGCAAAACTTGAAAATGCACTCTCACTCTGTGCTGATGATGGTAATGAGATTGCACAGAAAATCAGTGTGAAGCTGCAAGCGCTGAAGAATCCTGCACCAGTCGTGCCGATTGAAGAATTGCTCTGAGTGTGATTCTGTAAACATCAAGTAGCCCTGAAATATGGGCTATTTTAGTTTGTAGAATTGTGGAATGCACAGACTGTCAGACTGTTAGCCTACGATCGGTCACTCTCACCCCCTGCCGGTGCTGCTATCGGTAGTTATGTGTCTATGGCAGTTATATGTCTATATATCTACCGATAGCACACTTAATCCCAGACTGTCAGCCTAGTAGCCTACGATGCCCGCATCGGACCCCCCTGACCTGCGTCCGCCACATTGCCAAATCATGCATCTATCACCACTGATATATATTACTACCCTGCTTTAATAAATAATTAATATGAATGTTTAATGAAAAATATTTTAGTGGGGCCTCCAGAGGGACATCCCCTAGCGGTTAAGGGGAGTTATATAGGATGGTGGGAGTTAGATATATGCATATAACTAGAGTGTGTGCATATATCTAATGGTACCTGCACCCGTTGACACCCGGTACGGGGTAGCGTAGGCTAGTGGTCTAGCAGTCTGGCCATTCGGGTTTCTTTTAATCTAAACAATTCTCAGACATTATCATATGTCTCTCTTTTACTATCCATAATCCCGTGGATAGTGAATTGGAGATTAGGAAAATTATCATGACAAACACAGAAATTGCTGATTTGATGCTTCGTTGTAAAGTTCTCGAAGATATTGCACTCGAATGTTTTACCGAACTTTGTGCTCCATTGGATAGTGAAACGTGTAAAAAGCGTTTGGAAGCTGCAATTCAACTCGGAATTGATTCTCACATCAAGGAAAACTAATCCATACCCATCATGTATAAAACACTATTTTACACATTCAATCTGCTTGTCTCACTTGCATCAATATTTGTGCAAGCAGAAAAGAATAATCTATCCGCTGCATGGTTTGCAGTACTTGCAGCATTCTGGATAGCGTATTCTTGGAGATTGGAATATCTCCGAGATTCGAGTCAATGAAAGGATAATCACACCATGCCAAAAGCTGAAAAGAAATACCGACCGTATTTCACACTCCAAGAATTGAAAGTTCTGCACAAACTTGCAGAAGATGGAACTTATAAACAAGTTCCTGAGACTGGAAAACTTTCTAAATACCTTGAATCATTCATCTATGAGATAACTAAAGGATATCGCTCTCCTGCGCATATTACCAATCCTCGCGCAAGCATTGAAGAAAGACTAGGTATCGGGGAAGAAACTGCTGGACCTACAATTGCAGAAATCCAAGCAGAAGAAGCTAAATTATTCGGAGGGGAGTCATGAGCATGAATATAAAAATTAAACCATCAACCAAAAATACAATCATTTGTATTATCCTTTTCTTCGCAATTCTACTCATGGGTTATATTGGAGGCGTGAAATGACGCCACAAACCAATGCTCCCAAACAAACGGAAACCACTACCATGAATGCAATCACCAAACACACTCGTAAATTCACATTCTATCTTACAGCTTGGCTGTATGTTTTCCATCATCAGGATCAGATTCATTCCTGGAAAATTGAGCGTACAGGTAAA